AGTAAATTAATGATTGAAAAAATTTTTGATTAAAATATAATTTTACCAATAGAAAAACTAAAACTTTCTAATATTAAGGGGTTAGATATAGTATATTCGAAACCGGAAAATATCAACTTTTTTTAATAAGCCAATAGGTTGTTAATTATACTAAGAAAATGAAAGAAATTTTGTTTTAACAGCAGATGGATATTGTTCATACTAAGCAGCCTTTTTGTATTATTTATTTGTAAATCGTTCAGTATTACCGATAGAAATGGGTGATTAGGATCCTACAGTGCCAAATGCTGAGTGGTTATATTAGTAGTTATCTATACCATATACGATAATAACTTTAAATAATGCTTCATTAGATTATGGAGGGTAGAGTTAAAGTAGAATAATTATTCAATAAAATTCTATCACTGGAGCACATGCGTATTTATAGCTGACGCGCTAAGATTTTTCCTATGCATAAAAAGTAAATATACATAATTTATTTAGAGAAGTTTATACAGACAACATAGAAGTAGAGGAAATTTAAATAAAAGAGGAGTGTCTAGTTTAATAGGCTGTGTAGGAGGTGAATAAAGAATATCTAAAAGAGAAAAAAGAAAATAGTAAATCAACTAATGTTGTATTAAGTGTTTAAGATTCAGATTAGGTTTTATTAAACAAGTTGTTAAATACTTGTAATTAATATAAGAGAGAATTTAATAATAGAGTGTATTAATATATGGCTTATTGGAAAGAATAGATTTTATTAGGTGTTGAGTTGCCAAGTAATGATTATGCAAATAATTATGTTTATTTTTTGATTACAGTGCATGGAACAAAATTTTTAAATAAATAATAGTTTTTAAATTAATCGCTTTAATATAAGACTAGTGAATTGTGTTCAATATGGTAAATGGAATAATTGTGTAAGAAGTATCCTAGAATTTATTCTATAGTGTTTAAATAATCAATTTAATTAGTTAATTAATAACGAAATATTTAAGTTTTGTTATCCAATATAGTTCTTCGTGGTAAAGATAATCATTATATTAAATCTTATGTTCCATAGACGACAGTTATGGATATTTAGTCTAATTAGATAGTTTATGATTACAAGAACTAAATAGTTGCTTTTTTGCCCAAAGTTACAATGCCAGAGGCATCTAGACCTTTAGTGAATTCATTTAATTTAGATCCTAATTTAGTTTAATAATGTTTTAATAATTAATAGTCTACAGGTATAAATTGCTAACATCCAGTATTAAGATTTGTATCTAATTAGATTAGGGTTCCAGTTTATAGGTCTGTGTGTGGTTTATTTAAACATAATTAGATAGTTGTAATAGAGAGTTTAGCGGGTAAGTCAGAGGAAATAGGTATTTATTGGAAGTATTTAAAAACATTGGCTAATAGAACAGTTTATTATATTAATTACACTCCGAGGTAGGATATTTCTATAGATATGGGTAGACCATAGTAATAATTTTATTATAAGTAGTATGTTAAAAATAATACTATATTACATCATTATAATTTACCCTAAGATTTTGTTGAATGGTGTGTTAGTCCTGTTGATGTTTTGGGTCCGGAGTTTATTAATGCATTACTAGGAGTTTAAATTTAGGTGTAAATAAAATTAGTGCGGACAGCATTTGATGTGATATACTATTTAAATTATATACCAGCTTTTTGTTATGTAACTTTCTTAAATTATAGTTCGAGTCATTATCCTTTATGTTATGGAAAATATTAGTTGGGCTATGGAGAAGGATCTATTGTGTTTAAATAAGGAAGGGATTAAATACCAAATACGGATAGTTATAAATCTATTATTACGGGTCTTGTGCGAGATGGAGTTTATTAAAGGCATTCTACTATAACCACAGATTTTGATTAATTAGGAGTTGATATGTAGGATTGTGTTCAATTCTATTAATATATAGAAGGATAGACAAAACCATATATAAATAGATTAATAGATACAACTAGTTTACCTTTAATAAATTCAGTTCCAATTAGTGATATATTAACTGTTGAAAAATTTTATAATGAGTAGCCTAAGATGTTAGCTTTTAAACGGGATCTATTGAGTTCTCCAGTAAATTTATAAGTTTTATATGCTTATGAATCTATGGGAAAGACTTGTATTGATAATAGAACTACACATATAGAACCTGATTCAATATGTTCTATTTTATCTGATTATAAACCATTTAGAGTTTATAGATCTATGTCTACATTAGCTGGTGTTTAAGTTCGAGGGAGTGTGCATATGGTTACCTCAGTATTTTATATTTTATTTATTATACCTGTTATAATTTAGTTAATGCATATTTTAGTGATTTGTTATGTTTATCGAGATTTATACAAAAGTACATTTACCTTAAGATAGTTATTATTAATGTATTATTTTTATGTTATATATAGATCATAGGTTTAAACTAAGAATATTTGGTCATTTGTTTAATAAAGATAGTTTTAATCTCTCTTATTTATAATACATGTATTATTAGCTATATAAAAAGTATTTATAGATATTTAGTAATATACATTAACATTAATTATGCGTTAATAATTTAGAAAGACCAAATTATGTGGATCTGTTAAGTAAGTGTCTTAGGATTGTTCTACTATAAATTGGTTAGGTAATACAAGGATGAAAAGTTTAAAAGTTTACTATTAATGTAATTAAGTTTCTGTGAATTTTTATTAATAGTTATTATATACAATACAATCTTTTTAAAATTACTAAAAGAAAGTGTTAAAATGTGTTGTGTCTGGGTTTAATATAGCTAAATGCAATTATATTACAGCTAATCCTTACTGTTTAAGTAATTTTTTCTCAGCCTTATTAAATCGATAATTGGGAACTAAATTATTACCAGATCCAGTTATAGTGAATAAGTTTTTAAAATCTTATTAAAATGTATTGAATAATATTCTTCCAAGATTAAATGTTTTTTAAACTTACAATGAATGGTTAAAACATCCAGGTTGGTCAGCTCAAAAGCGATAAATGTATATTAGGGCCAGAGATTTATTTTTTAGTAGAGCATTATTCACAAATTAGGATATATATTAGACTGCTTTTATTAAGAGGGGAGAAGTTGAAGTTTCTAAAAACCAAAATCTTATTTAAAATGATATAGCTAGGTTTGTTTGTAATCCATCTATTTTAATGAAGGGTATGCCGGTTTATGTTGCTGCATAAGTTTTGAGACAAATAAAATTTACTACTACAGCTTTTATTCATGGAGTTAATTCAAATGAGTTATAGGATCTATTGTCTGATTAGATTATGAGTGTAAACAATCCTACAATAGTTTCGATTGATGGTCATAGACATGACTCACATCAAGATGCATCTTTGATAAAAGGTGTTTCGGGTTTTATTTGGAATTATTATAAGGACTGGATATAAAATCATTTGTAATTAAGTAAAAATTAAATAAATCATATAGTTAATGTTAATACCTGTGTTAATAATGTTATAAAAGGATATATGGGGGCTCCAGTTTTATCAAATAAGGTATTTTAAGTGAATTTTAAAGGTACTACAACAAGCGGGAATGCAGCTCTAACGACTTTAGGTAATACTATGAATGTCTTAGGGTACTATAGCTATATTTTATCAAAAACTGTTAGAGAAAGTTAAGTGGTTATATATTTGAATTAATCTAATAAAGCACGTTTATTTGTTTCAGGTGATGATGTTTTAATATTTTTGGATAAGAGTTATGTTTAATAGTTTAGATTGATGATGGAAAAATACACTTCTAAGACAAAATTAGAATAAAGACATGGTTTGGGTTAATGTGTTAAAGAATTTACAATATCAAACTGTGGCGAATTTTTATCAAAAAAGATTTTATTTATGAATTCACGTATTTTTGTTTTAAGACCTTTAGCTTCTATTTATCTAAAAACTAATGTTTATTTTGGAAATTCGCTTTCTATAGCAATGGATAAATTTTAACATTAAGCTTTAATAGTTGTTGCATTATTTTATGAGTTAACAAACACTATATTTGATTTTATATTAGAAAGAAGGAAGAAATTAGCTAGTAACAGCTAAATAGCTCCATGGATGTTGACAACTTTGTAATCTTATGGTTTGTTTTAAAAAAAACCTTCTTTTATATATCCAGATGTTTCCGTTGCATGGGTAGATTACAAATTAGACTAATTATATTAAGAAACTAGAAAATTGCACTTAAGAGGTTAGTCCTCTAAAATTTTACCAAAAATTATGTAGTCAATTAAAAAAGATTAAAACGAAAAAGTAACAGACTAGCCTAAGAATTTAGTTGTTGATAAGGTTATGCAGTCTGATTTATAAAATAGGATTTAGAATCTGGTGAGCTAAACAGTATAGAAGAATTTGTAATAGAGGTAAAAGTAGTAGGAATATATCTTGAAACCGAGTATTAACTCTAATTCCAAATAGTATGTAGCACCAATGAAGAAAAATAAGAATAAAAATAAATATTAAAAGAAAAATAATAAGGGATAGATGGATATTAAAATAATTAAAAATAATAATAAAAAAGATTTACCAAACCCTAATATGAAGGCTGGGTAGGTAACAGGTTTGTCAGCAGAAGAAGCTTTTGAATTAACTTGTTATTAACCAGGTCGTTGGTATTCACCAATTATTAGTTCGAAAACTGTACTAAAGGCTAAGAATATTACGATAAATACTTCTAAAAATACTGGAACTTTGACCCCATCTGATAATTTATATTGTTGGTTATTGTTTCCAGCAGTAGCTTCAAATTTTAATTAGCCAGGAGTAGCTACAGCTTTTGTTAATCCAAGTACACCTTTACCTAATATATTTTAAAATACAACAGGGAGTTTATTAACATGGACATATATGGATATGTTTGGCTAACCGGGTGTAGTTCCAGGTCTATTAGATCGGATGGCTATTTACTCAGCTTAATTGGGATTAAGTTTAGAGATAGCATAAGCGAATGTGTCAGGACATTTTTATTATGGTAGTATGCCAATTTCATCATTTATGTCTTTAGGGTAAACCACTGCGTTAAGTAGGACACAACCGACTATAAATTAGTTAATAAAAATATCTGAAACTAAATCTATGCATTAAGGAACTACTTGCGAGATACGATCTAGTATAGTTAATAGAGACTTGCTTGAAGTCCCAGGAGAGATAGCACCCTTAAATTATGATAGTTTAAATAATAAGTAAATAGGTGCTGAGATTATTTCATGGATAATAGTGGATCATGCCGGGCGGTCTATAACAGATGGAACTAATTTGCCATTTTCCGCTGTTATGGCATTATCTTGTAATGTAGCTGTGTTTCCTGATGGGGAAACTCCTATTGCTGTTAGTTTATTAAAAACAGATGATTGGTAGGGTGGAGTTTTTGGATCTAGAATATAAACAAATATGAAGTCAAAGAGGGCTTTAGAGTCTCATCATATATTTTAAAAGATTATTGGTGAAACTATAAGTCCTTTATCAAGAGATTTGATTACACCTTATTAATTTAAGAGTAATTAGTTATAGGGAGTTTTTTCAGATGTAGGAGGATGGCTGTCAAAAAAGACAAAAAATTAAATTCCCCGTTGGTCTGAAGCATTAAAATTGATCTAAGAATTATTTGAGGGGAATTATGTAGGAGCCTTTGATTCAGGTAGATCATTGACTTAATCGATATTAGAATTAAGAGATATTGTATAATTGGGTATAACAAAGGATGAATCAGATTATTATTAATAAATGACAATAAGGTGGGCAAGTTTATCTTAATAATAATTTAATAAAACAGACCCGATGTATTTGAACTATTAAAAGATTATTGATATATTAAATCCAGTGAAGTAATAGAATGAGGTTTTTGAGATAGTTAATAATACACCATAATATAGGAAATGGTGATGAGCTTAAACAAAACAATTAAACTGTCGCAACAGTCTAATGATGCTGTTTCAACAGCTAATAATATGTCGTTTCAACGACAAATTTACGAAAAAATCGGATTTTTCAC